TATACTTCATGCACAACGAACAACCCGGCCACGAGCAATGCCGTTACAATGACCGTGTTCAATAATCTTACTGCCGGAGTTTCAATTTCAGCCGTTCCCAACCCGTTCTGTTCAGGAAATACAGTGAACTACTTAGCCACCCCCACCAATGGTGGATTTACACCTTCATACCAGTGGAAAGTGAACGGGCTCAATGCAGGGAGCAATGCATCCACTTATTCTTTCGTTCCCCTGCAGGGGGATATCGTTCAATGCCTGATGACCTCCAGCCTGTCTTGCATCACGAATAACCCGGTCACATCGAATACCATCGTAATGAATGCCCTGGCTGCTCCTTCGGTTTCGTTTACCTTGTGTTTCGATAGCATCACCACAATCAATGCTGCTGCGTTCAGGCTCAAAGGAGGGGTACCTATCGGAGGGGTTTATTCAGGTCCAGGAGTTAATTCAGGGACAGGGGTATTTACACCTTCATCAGCCGGCATTGGTACAAAAACCATAGTGTATTTCTATCAGAACTCTTTCTCCTGCGCAAATTCCAAATCGAAGACTATTATCGTGCAGGCAGCTCCTTCGTTTAACTGCGGTCAGAACCTGACTGATATCCGGGATAACAAGGTTTATTCCACTGTACAGCTCGGAACACAATGCTGGATGCAAAAAAACCTCAATTACGGAACTTCTTTACAAGGTACAACTGAACAAACCGACAATTGTATCAATGAAAAATATTGTTACAGTGACAATACTGCAAATTGTACTCTTTACGGGGGCTTGTATCAGTGGGATGAGCTAATGGCGTATACCAATACACCGGGCTCACAGGGATTATGTTCACCAGGATGGCATGTACCCACCCAAACCGAATGGAATACCCTGTTTACGTTTTACCAGCAGCAGGCACTGGCAGGTAAACCACTGCAGGATACCATTATCATGGGATTCCGTGCAAAGGAAAGCGGGGTGATCTACAGCAATTTCTCATGGAGTTTCAAAGGTTTCGCCACCATATTCTGGACTTCCACCCCCTCTGGAACCATCAAAGCCATGTCCCACGGCATGAATCTTATCAATTTCAGCGTATCGGACTATCCCGCCAACCGGTCGAATGCTTTTGCGGTGAGGTGTCTGCATGATTGAGAATGCTCCGCTCCATTGTGAACTAAAATCATAAAGAACCGTTTCATTTTTCTATGGAACACCGGATTCATTGAAATGTTAACAAGGACACAAACGTTTTATTATTTTCCACATCGACCATCCTTGAATTTAAAAACTACTCAAGAAAATCAAAGCGGGTATCGAACAAAAAAAGGTGGTGCCGAACAGGCACCACCTGAATAGCAGGGTGAATCCTTTACATTTCACCCATGTCAGCAAAGGAATAATATTCGGAATCGTTGAGGATGATGTGATCTAAGACATCAATATCGAGAAGCGTACCGGCATCACGAAGCTTTTTAGTAAGCTTTCTGTCAGCTTCACTGGGCTGAAGATTGCCGGAAGGATGGTTATGCGCCATGATCAGCGATGAGGCCTGACCTTTCAAGGCTACTCCGAAGACCTTTTTAGGATCAACAACTGTTCCGGAAATGCCGCCTTCTGAAACCCTGAACAGGCCAAGCACTTTATTGCCACGGTTCAGAAGAAGAATATAAAAGCTTTCATACAGGTCAATGGAGCCTTCCCATGACTGCCTGAAGATGTCGAAAGCGTGCATGGAAGTGGTGATCTTGGGGCGATCGATGTTCTGAATCTTGGGAGTGTAAGAAACAGTGATTTCAGCAATGTTTTGTGTGAGCAGGTTTGTGTTCATGGCATTGAGATTTAGGGTTAAACATGAATTTTCTCAATGCGAAGCATGGAATAGTGGAACAATACCATTTTGTCAAGGGTGAATGTCATGATCGGAACGATCTGACCGAACCGAAGGCGGTAGTTTCATCAGAAGGCCGCCCTTTACAAAATTGTAAAGCCGGAAGCTGAAGGGTCCCGGTTGTGTGCGGAACGTGATTAGAAAAGATTCATGAGCAACCCTGCGGGGGTGACATATCCTCTGTTATCATGCCTTATCCTTCTTCCATACGGATTTACGAACATAAAAAAAGCGTTCAGGCCTTAGCCTGAACGCCTGAAAGATCATTTCTGTCAAGACTCAGAAAGTGATCTTGTTTTCTACCTCGGCAATACTGCCATCAAAGGCGGATTTAAGAAATTCAATGACTTTCTTGATACCGGGTGTGAAGCTGGTGGTGAAGACGTTTCCGTCTGAATCATTCAGCCTCATGCTGCAATTGAAGTCATTGGAAGAAACCTGGAAGCGTTCCAGTTCGCTGCGGGTCTGGACCAGCTTGGCCCTTTTTTCAACAACAAGCTGGAGGTTTTCGACTTTTAGGATCTTCTCCAACAGGGTCATTTCCTTCTTTGGCTCCGGTGCAGGAGCCGAATGCTTCTCAGGTTCAAGCTTGAGAAGGGGTTTCTTTTCCTCAGTGATGACTGTCTCGGATGTGGCCACCGGTTTTAAAACGGCGATGCCGGTGAGATCTTCTGCAGCAGGTTTTCCGTTACCTGGTTTCAGTGCTGGTGCTGTTAACTTTGACATTGTATAAGGCCGCTGCCCTGCGGACTTTTTTAGGCATCTGGCGCGCCATGGTTAAATAAAATTTATGCCTTGGGACCAAACGGAATGAAAATTTTAAGCAAGAGTTCAGGTCATGATTTTCCCAAAGGGGAAATCTGAATGAACCCAACGGGTGACAGTGCCTTGAGTCGGTCACTCTTAGCGAAAAACATTTTCATGAGTTTAACTTTGCAGCAAATTTTGAGTAATAGTGGGTTGGCCATCTTATCCCCTCTCAACGAGCATAAAAAAAGCTGTTCCGGGATCTTCCGAAACAGCCTAAAAAAATGGAAACGCTATACAGGTAGGTCTTCTGAAACAGGCTCAGGAATTATAATGGCAGGAAACTCAGATTCTGAATCTGACTTTTCAGTTTCGTGTTTTCCAAGGATATAATCTGCAGCTTTCTCTGCCCTGACTGAAGCCCAAAGAATCCAGCGGGTATTTCCCCGAAGAACATCCGACCAGTTCTTAATGTATGCTGTGGAATTCTCATAATTGGCTTCCAATCCGGCAACTGTGGAAAGATAGGCTGAAACCAGCTCAGCCACCAGTTCTTCCCTGGAATAGTCCATGCTGCCAAAAGTTGGAACGGTATTTTCAAAGCGGTTAAGTCTTTTGGAATGTCCAACGCTATGACCAAGTTCATGAAACAGCGTGCGATAAAAAGCATCAGAACAGGTGAAATACTTTCGGTCAGGCACGCTGACCAGGTCCCGGGAGGGAGAATAAAAAGCCTTATCATCTTGTTCAGAGTAGATGATATCCGGTTTGTCTTCATAGCCATAAATAATGGCTTCGGCCTGGGTGATTTCGGTATTTACTTTTTCACAGACCTGGCTCTGCAGTTGGGCTACCTTCTGTCGGCCTTGCTCATCGAAATCAGCCTGTTCGGTATTGAACACATTGTAATGGCGAAGCAGGAACTTCTTCTTTGATTCACCGGTTGATTGGTCCTTCTCCTGGGTAACTTTCCAAAAGACCACCACGGAGGCCTTCTCTCCCTTGCGGACTACGCCACCGTTGGAACGGATCTGGCCAAAAGTACCATACACATTGCTGGTGTACTTCTGTGAGGAAAGGATCAGCCGGTTAATGCCATGGTAGAACCTGCCGTTAAGGCTGACTGGTGAAGGAATTTGCCACAGCTTAACCCAGGAACCAGAGGATTCGAGGTTCGCGATGATGTTTTCAGTGATGGTTGCATAAATTTCCGAATTGGTCATATCGTTTGCTCCTGCCCTGGAGACTTATAAAGGTTTCTGGCCCACCTGGTTAAAATTGAAATTTTAGCCCTGGGTGAACACCGAGAAAAATAAATAATGTCAAGGGTGTGGGTCAGTTTGGAACAATCTGAATACACTCGAAGAGCGACAGATCCAATAGGAGGTCGCCCTTGAAAGTTTTAAAGCTGAAAGCGGTTTTTCGCAGGTAACTTTGCTGAAATTTCGAGTTTAAGAATATAGGCGAATACAAAAAAAGGCAGGGGCGTTAAGCCCCTGCCCTATTCTGACCCAGGCAATTAACAAGAGAATTGCCCTTTGAATTCGTTGAATTCCCATTCGAACTTGACTGGATCTGAAGCAATCAGGTCAGCTGAGTATCCAGGATAGTATATGCTATCCAATTCAGAAACGAACATTTCTTCTACTGAAGTGATGAAGGTACTTGCATAAGCTTTCATATGGCAAATGATTTAGGGTTTGACATGAAATTTTCTCACTGCGAAGCATGGATGCGGATCGAGAACACGATGTCAGGGGTGTATGTCTGTTTGGTACAAACTGAACACACATGAAATGCGGCTGATTCATCAGAAGGCCGCCCTTTACATCAGTTTTAAAGCACGGGGACCATTATCGGGATCCCGGCTGATCGATGTAGCTACCTTAGAAACAATTTCATGAGCAAACAAAAGCCGTCAGGCACCGAATGAGCATAATAAAGCTGTGGGGGTCACCCTAGGTATGACAGGGATCCAAACCGCCTTCCAGTTTAATAGGTTTTGCAGCAGCTTTGGCAGGATTGGTGAGGATTGTTGCAGTTTTAAAGTGAGAAATTTTCTGAAACCAGATCGCCTGGCAATGAGCTCTTTTATTAAGAAGTGAGCGATAATCACGTGTATTAGCATCGACACTGCTGATATAAACAGATAAATTTCATCATGTTTTGAATTAAATTTGGATATTGTTGTCCAATTAGGTAACTTTGTTGCGTAATTGAAAAATTTATGAGAAGTACTTATGTCTACGGAACTGATTTCTGGGACTTTTACTATTCGCAGAAGCCAGAAGTCCAGGACAAAATTGATTGGGTTATTGGGCTTGTCAGGACAATTCGAATGGTTCCGGATAAATTTTTCAAATATCTTGAAGGGACTGATGGGCTTTTTGAGATAAAAATCAAAGTCGGCAGTGATATTTATCGAATCTTCTGCTTTTTTGACAAAGGAAATTTGATAATCCTGCTTAACGGTTTTCAAAAGAAGACAGAAAAGACCCCTAAAAATGAAATTGAAAAAGCAGAACGTTTAAAAAAGAAATATTATGAAGAACAATCAAGAAAGTAATCTTGTATCCTGGGACGATCATTTGGATAAAAAATACGGTAAATCAGGCACGCCCTCCAGAGATAAATATGAAGAAGAATTTGAAAATTTTAAAATTGGGGTGCTGATTCAGGAAGCCCGGAAGCAACAGAACCTGACCCAGGAAGAACTTGCTTTAAAATGTGGGACAACAAAAAACTACATTTCCAGAATAGAGAATAACGCCAGCGATATCCGGCTTTCAACGCTGATGAGAATAATTCGTGAAGGACTTGGTGGTCATCTTAAATTAAGTCTTGAACTTTAGAAAGCGAATTGTTGTAACGTAGGAAATCTCTCCAGACACCTTGGACATCATTTATGTCTGATTCTTCAAAACCACTCCTATTTAACCTAATAATCAACATCTCGGGAAGGAGGGAGTACTTCCCCAGCATTGGCCCGAATTGCCCCGCTTGAATTCCAATACCTTACGTTTTTACCGGCTTTCCCGGTTTCTTTGCCTGTTTTACTCTGAGCTCGTTACGAGCATAAAAAAACCGGATGGCCTTTGGACCATCCGGTGATTCTCTTAGAAAGGAAGATCTTCTTCCTTTTTGGGTTTGCCCCTGCCCCGTTTAGTTGATCCGGTGCTAAGTGGTTCAGCCGGGGGTTCAGCTACCTGATCTTCAGTCTTTGCGGACCGGTCCAGGACCTTGACCGAATCGGCTACGATATCGGTGAAGTACTGGGATTTGCCTTCGTTTTCTACTTCACGATACACGATACGGCCTTCGATGGCTACGAGTGAACCCTTCTTGAGGATCTGCATAACGATCCTTCCCAGGGCGTTCCACGCTACCACTTTGTGCCAGGTCGTGTAGACCTTATCGCCGAACTTCTCAGAAGTAGCCAGGCTGAAAATGGCTTTTTCCTTATCGCCATTGTTAAAGGTTGCAGATTTGGGATCATTGCCCACGAAGCCGATTAAGATAACTTTATTCATACAGTGATGCCGGTGCCTTCCGGTCTTGTTGAGGGCATCAAGGCGTTGCCCGGGATAAATGATAATTAGAAAATTTATTATGCGAAGCAGTGCTGCGGATCGATAACAATCTGTCAGGGCTGAATGTCATGATCTATAAGGATCTGAACTCCACCGAAGGCGGCAGAATTCTTCAGAAGGCCGGCCTTGACAGAATTTTTAAAGCCAGGGTCGTATAGATCCACGGCTGGTCGATGTAGCTAACTTTTACAAAATTTTCGAGTTATATATAGTGCGCTGGCTTTTTGCATCCTTTTTCCTTTAAAAAGATTCCATATCCCAACTTCAAGGCTGTTCCTTTTGCTTCTTTTCCTTTGGCCGGACAAAGGAAAAGAAGCCGGATCACCCTCCCCGGGTCCGGTTCCTTTCCGTTGCAGTGAAAAAATTCTGAAACCCTTGTTTTTACCCGGTTTTTTTAGGAAAAAAAACGTTTTCCTGCCTTCCATCCGTCTAAAGACCACGCCCCGCCCTGTCGAAAAATCAGAGCCTGACAAAAAAAAGCTTTACGATATCTGAAATGCCACCTATGTAAAAAACCCTATGCATTTGATGCATCAGGCGGTGCCTGTCTGCTGATCTTGTCTTTGCCCATGCTGTCATATAACATTAACCTTTGATTGATTTAAACGCTTATAATCAAAACTTCAAGCCATCAGGGCTTCAGTTTTTCCGCTTTGTCTGATTGCAAAGGGTTTGCTCCCCTACCATTAATTTGCCCGGTAGATTATGCAAGTAGTCTATGATGACTTACGATTATTTGGGCGGCCTGGCCCTTGGGTCAGTTCCCGAACACTACTTCATTTTTATATAATTGCTCCCCTACCGATTGGTAGAACATCCAGTAGTACAGGTTATCGACCGCATCAGAGAGATCGGTGGCCTTCCACCGGGGCTCCTTGGTGTCACGTTCACTGCGCTTGTCTTTCTTGATTTCATCCGGAAGGATCGGTGCATTCTCCATGGAAAAGAAGGTTTCATAGGCATTGATCATGTTGATGCAGAACCTGGGCACACTGTTGTACTCTCCACTAAGGAACTTATGCCAAAATTGAAACTTATCCATATGCTGGATCTCAAACAGTTCAGCTTTCAGTTCAACTTCCCAACCTTCCTTTGCAAGCATCTCGATCACATCATCAAAATAGGTCTGTCGGCTGGCTGCATCGTTCTTCCTGCGTCCATCACTGCCGCCATAGAGGTAAATAACCCTGGTAGGATGATGCTCATAATATTTGGTAAACATGGCAACGACGGTCTTCAAGGTTTCGTTCTCAACATAGAAGTTCTTGATGATCGGCATTTCACGAACATCCCTATGCCATTGGGCAACCACGATGCAATTCTGAGTGCTGCCGAAATCGAATGAAAGATATAGGGGTTCACTCTTATAGCAATCACCGTCACCCCTGGAATCCTGCACCGGTGCTTTGGTCGGGTCCTGGTTGATCAGATCATAATAGTTGTAATCATAACACCCCTGATATCCATGACTGACCAGGGAAAGAAGCGGATAAAACTTGCTCAGATTCTGGGTGCGCCGTTGATTGCGCACTTCTAGATTGAAGATTACCCTGGGCATGGTCCGCCTAAGATCTCTGAAATAATCGTCCCCCAGGATCTTCTTGTTTTCATAGGCTGAAGCTTCAAGATAAAGATACCGGTGAGGATATTGCTTCATCAGCTGTTCATAGTCAAACACCCAGTCCCCTTCAGGGGCAAGCGGCATGGATCCCAGGAACAAAGTTCCGTGATGAAATGGAATATGCCCGAACCGATCACGATTTCCTCGGTTAGCAGGCATTACATCACTGTCAATAGCAATTTTTTTAAGCTTGGTGCATTCGTCAAAGATCAAGCCGTCATAGGATCCTGACCTGGCCATTTCAGGACGGTCGAAGGAATTGAACTCAAGAACGAACCCATTGAAAAAATGAATGCAGTTGGTATAATCCAAAGGCGGCTGAAAAGGCTCGGGCCAATTGAGGTTTTGCGGGGCTTTCCGCCCGACAAAATAGTGCATCCCCCGGTACAATCCGCGACGTTCCCAATGATCAATGATCGGCGGCAGTGATTTTGTCCGGATATGAAAATACGTCAGACCGTTAAGGGATACCTTTCCCCGGGGCATGGAGGCCAGGTACTTGATCACTTCATCGGCGATGATGGTCGTTTTACCGACACCGCGGCCACCGATAAACATTTTATGCGGTTGACTGGCACCCTTGATGATCAGCTGCGGATAATTATAATACGGCGCCGGTATGATTTCAATCTTACTCTGAATCGGTATCATCAGGGAATACGTATTTGCCTTCGTCGATCATGAGCATTTCCATGATCTCGGGAATATCACTGTTTTTGAATAGTTCTTCAGCCTGGGCCTTGAGTTGCAACACCCGTTCTTTGATATGAGGGGAAAGCATCGTGAAATAAGGCGAGTTCAGAAAATCAAGGGCTAAGCTGATCATCTGGATCGGCGGCTGAATCTTGGAGAGGTCCGGCAGATCGGGATCCGCCTTATCCAGCTGATTGGCGGCTATCAGATTCTTCATGGCATAGTTCATTCCACGGAAGTCATTCTTGATATCGGCTTTGCGGTACAAATTGGTTGCCCAATGAGTAACCAGGTAACGGTTTGCGGTACGGCTGGCCTGACGGGCATCACCAAAGATATTCTTACAGTCACGAACATCATAAAAAGCCTGTCGTTGGCCTACGCCGTTAAATTCCATATCGAACCTGGCAGCCACATCATCGGTTGGATGATGTTTAAGGATATAAGAAAACACGGATTCCAGGCGAAGCCGTATCTTTTCTTCCTGTTCCGTTAACTTGCATTTCCCTGCATAAAACAGCCGAATCCTGTCTTTCAGTGATTCCTCTTCTGTCCATTCCTTCAGATTACTCATCAGTCATTCATTTTTGCTTCAATGATCATGGTACTTGCAAGGGTCTGTGCCGGGGATGACCCGTTACCGGCCAGGTCGAAGATCGCCTTGCGAAGTTTTGCTTCCTGGACCAGCCGGCCTTTGCGGAACGCCTTGTAGGCTGATTTATCCTTTTCCAGCAATGCCATAAATCCCTGGCTTGGCATTTCAAGGATCTCTGCAATCTCATTCTTGGAAAACATCAGAGAAGAATATTCTTCGATCTGCTGGATCAGTTCTGCAGTTAATTTGTACTCGTTCATTACCAATTGTTTTGATCTTTCAACACTCTCATAATTAAATCGCGCATTTCCTCAGCCAAATGCCGCCAGGTAAACAAGGTACCGGCTTCCAGGCGTGGGTTCCTGGTGAAATTCATTGAACCGATTATGGTAATGCCCCAGGTGTCATTGACAATAGAAACAACCTTTGCATGGCATTTGGCCGGCTTGATATCGGTGGTGATCTGCTTGAGGAATTGCAATTCTGCAGGCTTGCGAACACCATTGCGGTAATCAAAAATCCCATGAAGCTCCAGGATATGGCCTTGACGGATCATAGTGTATAGCTGCCTGATTGCATATTCACTGATCGCCCAGGTTGAAAAATAGACCTGGGCCGGTCCGGTGATATTGAGCAGATAAAACAGCATGTCATGTGCCGACCAGTCTCCATCAGACCAAAAAGCCTGTGTATGATCCTGCTTGATCTCACCTATAATTTCAGTAAGCTTTTGATTGGCCCGGCCTACAAATAAGTGAGGTTTTCCCTTAACCTTTATACTTTGCTTAGGGGAAGGGCTAACCTGCTTTACCGGCGTATAATCGATGGCATTAAACAGGCTCACCGGATCAGGTTTCTTTCCAAATGATCCAGTTCAAGCTGAAATTTCAGCAGACGGTTTTCATGAACCGCTTTGGTGCTGCGTGATGTTGCATCACGGATCTGCTTTTTCTCCCGGGTGATGTAGGTGCGAAGCGTTGTTCTTCGCCTCGCTACATCAAAGGGTTTGTTCACATCCCATTTGGGTTTGGGAAAAATCTTGGCCGGCGGGAGCTCCCCATGCTTGTTGTAATGTTCAAGCCGGTTGTACATATCATCGAGGATATCCCCGATATCCAGGATACGGAAAGCGTTCAGCTTGCAGGTTTCCTTGTTGACCAGATCCAGGGTTGCATGCAGTGAATCCCATTCCTTAAGAAGATCCGTTTTTTCCCTTACCAGCTTATCGATCTCGGGCGTATTCTGCCGGCGGCCGATAAAGGCCTGTTTATGATCATCCTTCTCTTGTTCGATTACGGCCTTCTGATGATCATCTATGATGTTCGTGATCGTTTTAGCAATCTCTACAATATTTTCCGATACCGCGGATCCCAGCATTCGCATGAGTTCATAGGAAAGCGTTGCCTGGTTCTTGGCATTCTGCCCACCTATAGTAAGCACACGGATCAATGATTTGCTGCGGCCATACCTGGTATACAAGACAAGGCCTTCCTGGTAATCCTGGGCTGAATGCACCCAGGCTTTGATTTCTTCGATCATTCAATTGCTGTTTTTAAAATTCTGAAACATCATACCCTTGATAAACTTGTAGCCATGTAGCCAGCGTAGCCACCGGCTACAGCTCAAATTTTGATTTATGAGTGAACATTGACTGAAGGAAAGCCTTCAGGTTGTCATTCAATCCTTCGTCATTATGCACCAGGTATTTACGTCCCTTGCATGTTTCGTTAAGATCACCACTGCTTGAATGGTAGAACTCCGAATCTTTTCCAAAGAACTGAACGCCATCTCCATGATCACGGTCAAACATGAGTGGAAAAACATCCGGATAGATGGTATTGTAATACAGGGTTGAAGTCAACAGCCGGTTTTCAAGTGCATTGTACATTCCAATCACTGTTAACATCCAATTCTTTTCGAAGACTTCCGGAAAATGGGTTTCGCAGTTCATCCCGGGATATCCTTTACGGATCACGGCATCCATGGTACGGATCAGCTGCTGATACCAAACCGAATAATTGCACTGGTTCACGCCATTTCGATCATACATTGCCTTGACCTGGGAAACATAGGCTTCATCGACAGGACCGATCAGGTAGATATCATCGTACATCCGGATAAACTTCTCTGTAGTCTCGGGATGTTTGCAGAACAAAAGCATCTTTGACACTGCATCGAAGGTGCAATTCTCCATGATATCTTCTCTTCGCTGGTGAGCAATATGATTGACATTACAGATCCACTGTGGCAGATCTCCGACAATCCATACCCGGAAATCTGCATGCAGAAACATTTCAAGGCTTCTGAGGGAATAGCGTAATTCCTGCCAGGATGAAGCTTTTTCGTAATAGGGATAAAATACATCGATCATGAAGGCGAAAATATTACCTCTGCAATTGCATATAAAGGACAAAAAGAAACCCCGGCCAAGGCCGGGGCTTCCCCAATCACTAACCCTAAATCAACTATGCAGCTATCTCCTTTTTACCAACTTGCGCTTGTGGGGTCATACACAATGGCACCTTCGTAGATGGCCATCGGGTTCCCCTGTTTTGATGTGAAGGTGAACTTGGATCCTTTTTCCTTGTCGACTTCTTCCCCCCAGGTGGTATCGATGTTATCGATATGGGCCAGGTTGCAGGGTTCACCGATCAGGTATTTCTTTCCTTCACTGCAATTCTGAATAATGATATATCCCTTGAAACTTATGCCGAACTGGGCTTTCCAGGCCTGCACTGCCTTTTCGATACCAGGGTAAAAGCCTTCAAGGCTGACCTGCCATCCCCCGCAATCCTGGTTGGATCCTTTGAGGATTTTCTCGGAAGGTTTGATCGTTCCCTGGGTCATATAAAAGCGGTGCATGAACTTGCCTGTCTTCATTAAGATATCACCGGTTATGGTTCCCACATTCTGCCCGGTTCCACGCGCAGGGAATGGACTTTCAACATCGGAGTCATGGATCAGTATAATTTCCGATTTGATTCCGCCGCCACTGCCGGCAGTTTCAGATGAGGGTCTTGCAAGGTCAAACAGCACTGAGAAATTCAGTACGCCCTGTTGTTTCGGCACGATCACGCTGAACACGGCCAGGGCACCAGCTATGACCAGCGGATTTGCATCCAGGGCATAGGCGAACACCGAAGCGGTGAGTGCGATCATCATAATTGCGAGCATTCTCTGAGCAATTTTCATCGTTGGATCTCCTATTCTTTAAAGGTTATCACTTCCGTGAATTAGTGAGATGCTGAAGCCTGGGAAACAGGAACGGATGCAAAAATCGCTTCCTGGATGGCAAAGCCTACACTTTCATACCAGTCTGCAAAGACCTTGATCTGGCGGTCAACACTTTCGATGCTGATATTGGAAGCGCCGTCATTGCGGTTCATCAGACGGATGAAGTTTTCTTTCGGGGTGCAGAAAATAACATTCGTGTCGTTCATTGAAGGAAGCGGCATCAGGGTCATGTTTGAGCCTTCGATGACATCTTTCTGACCAGCATAATTCGTATCCTGGCCATGGAGATCCCTGCGCTTTTTGTGGTAAGCGGCATACCATTTCCTTGAAATGAAAACTTCCATCGGGATATCCTGGTAGAGCTCGGCAACACCTTCCGCAAACAATTCCACCTGGTCGAAGATGTTGTCTTTGGTTAGGGTTGCCAGGTTGATGAAATTGACATTGGATCCGCCGGCAATCTTCAGCTTGTTAAGGATGGTAATGAAACCATCCATGGAAAGGCCGGTAGCCTGCGGGGTCCCGGTAACGGGTGCGGCATACACTCCTTTTGCAATCAGCTTTAATTCCCTGTTGTCGTTGATCTTCGGCAGAATGAGTTTTTCGATGATATAACGGCTGATAGGCCACACTTTACGGTCTGTATTTTCTGCGGCCATGAACCCCAGCCAGCTGTCCACGATATCATCCGGATACATTTCCCAATCGAACTTATGCCGCCTTTGCGGTATTGCGATCGGGGTGAACGTTGCAGTGCCTTTGGGGGTCCATCCTTTTTGGAACCCCTGAACCAGGTCATCAACAACGGCTTTCGAAGCCCTGTACTCAAGATCGGCACTGGCAATGGTGGTCATGTGTTTCTGACTTTCCGTTGGCTGTGTCAGAAGGGTAAGGATATCCTTCTGATTTGTTCCGATATAGGTCCCAAAAGCTACTTTCAATTCGCTTACTGAAATCTCTCCCATTGGAATAAAAATTTGAATGAATAACTTATTTTCCTAAAAATTTATCTGCGACCTGGTCAAAGCCATTGACAGCTCCAGCGGCACCTTCGCCGGTGATTTTGTCTTTGTCTTTTCCTACGGTTGTCTGTCCTGCGGCATCTTCAGCCTTAAGATCTTCAAGCTCTTTTTTTGTTACTGCATGGGCTGCCTGTTCAGCGGCAAGCTGATCCAGGGCAGTTTGCTTTCCTGCAGCTTCAGTGCTTAAGCCAAGGGCCAGCTCTTCATTTTTCGCCTTAAGGCTGGACAGTTCCTGGTCTAAAAGACCAATGCGTTCTGCAGTCATTTCTTCGGCTTCGGCGGTTTCTCCGGTTATGCCCAGGACTGAAAGAATGGCATTCCATTTTGCTGAAAATTTCATATCATTGGTTTTAAATTGAACATTACTCTGTGATTCTGCCAGGTAAGAAACATAATTCAAGGTTTCCTGAAAGCTCTTAATGCCATCAATAAGCCCTGCGGAAATGGCATCCTTGGCGAAGAAGAGTTTTCCTTTCAAGGCTTTTTCATCCACATGGGGGCGGCATCCTGTAACATGGCCGATGAATTTGTTATTGATGGGATCTAACAAAGATTTGCGGATATCGTCATACTTTCCACTGAGAACATCCTGCATATCCCTGTTCTTCTCCGTTGAAAGGGTTGCATAGATCTCATGGAACTTCACCCCGGCTTTTTCCATGGTGGGTTTCATGTCTGCAAAGGCAAGCATGGTTCCGATGGATCCAATCCGGTCCAAATCGGAAGAAGCGAAGATCTTATCTGAGCCGGCGGCAATCCATACTGCAGCACTGGCGCAGATCCCTTCAACATAGGAAACAACGGGTTTGGCTGAGTTCTTTACCGCTTCAGCCAGAAGGTCGATTCCGGAGACCTGGCCACCGGGTGAATCAAACAGAAGGATGATACCGGCGATATCCGGATTGTTGTTCGCGCTGTTAATATCCTCGATCAGTGACATGGTACCTCTTGGACCGCAAGCCTGGTCATATTTCATGATCTCGCTGCGGATAGGGATGATTGCAATACTTCCCGAGGGGATATTGTCAGAATTCAATCCAAGGGATTCACTTGAATTATCTGAAGCAACTACGAAAGACTTTGCTTTTGCCCTTTCAATGGAAAGATCGCCTTCAGCTATCGGGCGTCCTTCAATCAGATTCAGAAGCAATGACGCATAATACGATGATCGTTCATCATCGATCAGCCATACTGAAGAAAGGATATCAATTAAAAGGCGGTTCATTGAAGCCGTTTTATGCTGCAATGATACCGCCGTATCAGGCTTTAATAAAGGACTACAAAGTGTCCTTGCCGCCAGGATCAGGCGGGTAATTTACAACCAGGCCTGAGAGTGATCCCCCATAAAATAATGCCGGTTGAGGAAACTCGCCCTGGAAGGTGATCTGATACCCGTTATACCCTTCAGGTTCCTTTGGTATCAAGAGCTTCGATGTCTTTTTCATAGGGCAATCGGGGGTTCCGAATAAGCGCATCGTGCCGTTTTTATCCTGGGTAAGAACGATGATACCGCGATTGTTCATCCTGCGAAGAAGCAATTCAACTTCCTTTCGATCCTTTGGAACCTGCATGGAAACCTTATAAACATACTTCATTCCGGATGATGTAGGCTGCTCCTCGCCTTCTACCTGGATGGTTTCCGGTGTTGCATACAGAACATTCCAGGACCGGCCGACATTCAGGGCGGTGGTAGCAACCCATGTATTTTTCGACCATACCAGGGAAAGAAGATCTTCCTTGAAAATCCAGTAAACAGGATTTAACCCACCGAAGTTATTTCCATCATGCACTGAAATATTATCCATGACCTCAAATTAGTTTTCACTTTCTATACAAACGACCTCACATGACCCTATGCGACCCCACACGACCATCGAGGGACAATAGGACCATTCAACTGACAAGAATTTTATGCTTTTTTCTAAGATTAAGTCTTCTTCGGTTTTTACGATACCGGTCATAATCTTTCTTCATCATATCCCAGGATTCACCGGGCATTGCATACCGATCAATGAACAATTCAATGGACTCCTTACGTGTGAAACCAAGGATTATGCTTTGATTTACCTGAGAATGGAAAACACATTTATAAAATGAACGGATTCGTTCTACAAAGGAAGTCTGTGCCCTCCTGGAGAGATACCAATAGGAATAAGCATTTTTATTCTCCATATAAGGAAGCTTGATTCTCAGGTTATTTTCTCCATAATCTTCCTCTATCCAGTTCTTAGGGGGTTGGGTAACCAGAAACGTCAATTGGAAATTGAAATCATGATTTCTTGGAAACTCAAGTGGAGATGAAGTTTCGAAATACGATTCCAGGAACCTGATCAGATAAGGTTCACACTCACAGTTTACTATCATCGGTGATGGCATAGAACAAATGTAATTGCGTGACTACAGAATATAAAGGTCAAGGTTTCATGGGCTTTGTCTTTACGATCTCCTGAATCTTTTCGATCTTAAGCAGGATCTTCATGGTCCATCTGGATTAAAGGGAACTTGATACTGGTTTGGTCATTTGAAAACTCAATGGTGACTTTAAAGCCAATGGCACGGCTGAGAAGGAACAGCACTGAAATATCGATATCATCGCTATTAAGGATCTTCCGAAGGGTCTTTTCAGAAATACCGGCAGCTGTTGCCACTTTCCGTTTAGAATACCGGTTCTGTTCAATGGTGTTCTTAATGAGCTGATTGATCGTGATTGAAGACATGGCTATGTTTTTTTAATGAATACTCTGTTTGCATCGATAAATGGTTGCAGGAATGTTGAAGTCAGCCGCTCGGACACGATACAGACCTGATACTTTTCCTTGTCTGCATATCGGATCAAAAATTCCAGGCCGATACGTTTTACTCCTTTGATATGAAAATCTTCAAGGATGGCCAGGATAAAATCATCGGGAACCGAATCATAATATTCCCATCCATGCTGATCTATTTTCTTTAATTCACCCATTTGAAAAAAAATTAAAAAACCGTTTGCCAAACACGAAAAACCGCTTCCTACAGTCCTACAGTCCTACAGCTACCTACAACTTCCTACAGCTTCCTACACTCTATATTATTGATTTTTAATATTATAATCTATTTTGTAGGATGTAGGATCGAAAACTTTAAAAATTTCGAAAACTCATTTCTAAAAAATTTAAAAAGGCTGGTCTTCCTCTCCTTTAATACGTTGCAACCGCTGTAAATTGACCTTTAGTGCCTCATAATCAAACGCAAAGCAACTGCTGATTGAATCTTCGAACCGGTAACTGCTTACTGATCCGATATAACTGGGATGATGCTTGATATAATGCATCAGGCTGACCAGGTCCACCCCGTTTTTGCCAAACTGCTTGCGGTGACCTTCCATATACAAAGGATGGATTCGTGAAAAACGAATAAACAGAACCACTTTTGGTTCAGGGTAATTCAGAATCTCTGCCTGAGAGTTCTTATTTGTCACCTTGATGGTGGCAATGGATTTCACTTCAAAATCCTTGCCGGTTTCGATGAGTTTATTATCCAGCAGATATTCGGTCATCATCCAGAAATTGGACAGTGATTCGCTTGAGGAAATCTGCACGGAAAGTTCGGTGATCATGATCTTTGCCTGGTGGTAGATCTCATCGAATGTGAAATTGAGCTCCAGGGGCAGCATGGACTTAAGAACGATCTGAACCGGAGCAAGTATGATGCAGAAATTCCTCACTAGTCGTTCTTCGAACTGTTTGCCTTCCCGGGTAAGTTCATCCTTGATTTGATCCATCAGGAAAGAAAAGGCCATGCTGAACCCTTGATCAATCTCTTTGCGGTATGTAAGGATTTCTCCAATCAGGCTGCTCAAGCCTCTCTGTTCATAGCCTTTCAGTTCGTCATAACGGGCGAGCTGCTCGGCAGAATAGATCTTCCGTATGAATGCAAGCAGGATGGACCGGGTAAACAGGGCATTGTCATCGGTTGTTGGCAGGTATTGACCGCTGATGACGGATGAACCGTTGACTTTGGTTACTTCTGTGCGGTTATCCCTGGTCATTTTCCCTTTCTCATGACCCATTCCGTCAAAAGCGCTTTTCAGCGTCTGAACCCTTTTGGGATCAATATCGTTGGAGTATTCATCCCACCAGCAAAGGGCGTTCTTTATCCTGGATAACTTCCTGTGGAAACCGACCTGGGTTCCGGAGCTTAAATTGAATGCGGGCATATTGTTAAAGAATAAGTTTGACAAGGACCAGGCAAGCTGTGACTTACCGGATTGTTTCTCACCGAATAGAAAGAGGTGAGGGAATATTTTATATTTCTCATAGATCAGATCCCTGAAAACGGTGGCTATGGCAAAGGCAATCGCTATTCTTGCATTGGATCCATAGACATCCATCATGAGTTTGGTCCACTGTCCGAAGGTGATCGGGGACTGCTGCCAGATGAAATAGCGGTCGCTTTCATAATCATCGTCATCTTCCCGAACCTCGTTATACACCCGTGAAAAAGCGGGGGAGAAATACTTTTGCTTTGCATGTTCGGTAATACCATACTCATCCACCGGTTGCCAGGTGCCATTGAAAATTCCATTGGCAAAGGCATAGAAACCTTCCCTCTGCCAGCCAAGCGTTCTCAGTTCATTACATACCGGGAACTTATTGGCAATGTGGTCCAGGATCTTAAGAAAATGAAATTTCGTACCGAAAAAAAGGAAGTTCCCTTCATTGATCACGGCGGCCTGGAATTGTTCTATGCTGACAAAGCTTTTGGATGGGATGTCAATCGTTCTATGGTAATCATCCTCATTGATAATCTCCACCAGGCGTTTATTATCGGTCTTCGAATAGATATGGAATAGGGGGCGGATGATGAAATTTGATACCCTTACAGGACCATCTTTCGTCAAAAAGTAAAAGCAATTGCGGTGTTCAAAGAATCCCAGTTTGCGGGCCGTCATTCTGTCAATGTCGCCGAAACCCTCAAATTCATCCTTGCTATCTTGCTTAATTACAGTGATAGAATCTTTCAAGGTCTTTATCCGATCTGAAAGTACTTTTTTAGAAATCTTATGGCGTTTGGAGATTTCGTCTACAAATATGCTCTGCCTTATAGGATCCTCCATTTTAAAGATCAGTTCACATACCTGGTTAATTACCTCCCCCCTACGTGTAAGATTTTTCCCTGCCTCGACAAAGGCAGTATCAGCAAAGAGCAGTACTTCTTCTTCATTGAGGATCTCAATATTTGGCAGCTCGATTCCCTGGCTATCGGGTAATTCATTCAT